AGTTGTTGTTTTCAGAGCTAAAAAACTATATTGAAAGCAGCCGCTACTATAAAAACAGTAAGTTTGATTTTGATGTCAATATTACTCCTAAAATAGGATATATAAATTTCGATCTATCATTTAATTTAAAAGATAAAAAAGATTTCGACAATACCGGCAGAATTTTCTTTACAAAGAAAAAAGGTGGTCTTGTAGTTTATACATCCACTCTTAGAAATACAGAACAACCAGCTTCTAAAGAACTCATAGAGAATATTAAGATGCTTGATTTACAGTGATTTTGATGCCCCTTTACTTAGCAGTATGAATGCAAAGGAGACATAAATATGAGAAAAACAATCTGTTCAGGAATCATCACATTCGGTATCTTGGTCAGTCTTTCCAGCTGCTATGCTTTCGACTATCGCAGTGAAGAAGCTGGTTTCAGTGTCGATATTCCAGATGATAACACTATTATTGTCAGTAAAGATCTGTTTGCGGCAGGCAGCAATAAGTCTGGCATGCATGGTATAGCAGCTATAAGTCAGCAATCTATTGAAAAATATACGAAAACAGCTTTTGCTACCAATAAATTTGAAAGTGATTTAAAGAAGATAGCTGAAGATATTAAAGCTGGAAAAGATATCTTAGCTGATCCTGCTTATGCTTATCTTACTGTACCGCAAAATGAGTTACAAGTATATATGCAGAAACTTATGCAGGATAATCCACAATCTTTACCTGGTAATAAAAACTATAAAATAACAAAGATTAACAAAATACCAGCATTAGAAATCAACAATGATATGCTGTTGAATTATGAAATAAAATTGCCAATTGCTTATACTCGGAAAGAACAGCAGAATATACAAAAATATAATCCTTATGTTAAATTCAGTGATGATGGTAAACAGATGACAGCTCAGTACAATTTAATTTCTAAAATTTATATTTTGTCACAAAATGATCAATTATATAACATAAGCAGTGGATATGTTGAGTTTCCTGCAATAGAACAAAGTGAAACAGTGTTTGCAGAAAATAAAGCTGATAAATTTATTCAAAAGTTTACAGACAATAAAGTTGATAAACGTGCATATAAGAAATTCTCTAAAGCGTTTACAAAAAAACTGAATTTCTTTAAACCACAATTATCTAATTCTGAACTTATTATTAAAGATGGTATTTTTAACAAAGAGTTCAAAGTCCCACATAACTGGCTGTACATTCAAAGCAATCAAAAAGTGGAAAATATGCCTGTCAGCTTCTTCTCTGCATTACCTGTCAGCAGCTTGGAAAAGATGGGGAAGGAGTATATAGATTCTAAATTATTTAATATTGAAACTACCAAAATAGGTATGAATGTGGAATCTAATAATATTGATGACTTTGATTTTAGCAAAATTTTAAAAGCTTATTCCGAAGGTGTTATAGGTATTTCGGCAGAATATAAGCCAGCTCGTCCTCATGACCAAGGCCCAAAGCAGTTTTTAGAAAATCCTGTTTTTACTAAAATTATGTTCGAAGAATTTATGAACAAACCGCTTTTGAATCCACGTGAAAAAGCAAAACTAGAAAAGTTTGTTCAGATTAAAAATTTTACACATGATATTGATATCAATCAAGAAAACTGCCTGCTTCAATTTACTTATGATGTAGATTTACATTTGCCACAAACTTTATCTAAAATCAACCGACCTGGTTATGACATTTTTCAAGAAACCGATTTGACAGATTTATCTATACATGGGCAAAAGAAAGTTTACTTTGATACAGATAATCGAATTAATCTGTTATGTTATTTTACACAAGATAAAACGATGAAATCAAATTTGATCCAAAAAGAATACGACAGCTATAATTTATTCAAAAGTTCTTTGTTAAAAGAAAAATATTAAAAAATACTTTCTAACACCCGGATAATAAGTCTTAAAATATTATCCAGGTGTTTTTATCTAAAAATACATCGTCATAAATCGTTTTTAAGGCAAGTGAAAAACAAATTGAATAGAAGTTATAATACAATCGATTAAAACAGCTTAAAAGAGAAATTTACGCATATATGTGGATTTATGTTAAATATTTACGTTATAGAGTTTAACTGTATCAAAAATATCGTTAATACTTGCCGACGGCCGTGTTGCGGTTTGTAATCTAATTTGTAGAGTTTTACATAATATATATAACAGGGAAATTTTGTTGTAGGCTACGCCATAAACTGACACTTTATAAAAAAGGCATTTATTGAGAATTTTATTCAAAATCTTGCATAAATACCTAAAAGGTGTCAGTCGGAACAGTTACATCAAGTAGGTAACTGTTCCGACCCCTCTTTCGGGGGTTCTACCTCAGACAACTTAGGAGGAATAACGTCATTAGAATCACCAGAGATATTAATAGATTTATTAAGCAACCCAAGTTTTTCAGCCTCCTCTCTGTTGTCAGGGTTCTCTATAAACTCTAACATAACAGCGGGGTCATTGTCAAAGCGTTTACGCAAAGAGGCTGGGAGAGCGTCAAAAGCGTCCTGTGCTTCGATTAAAATGTTCTGTGCTTGCTGGAACTCTAAGACAGAAGAAAAATCGCCGTAGGACGGCGTACCGTTTGCGACATGGGTAACTAAACCAGTAGCCTCATACTTACGAAGAATGTTATTTACATCGCACTCATCTTTAAAGTGCTGCTGTGCAAGCGTAGGCTCTGTAAAGGTAATACCTTCAACCGAATCTCTATCATAAGCAGTTCTGAATTTAGGCATGATATCACTCCTCAGCGCCTGCCGCGGGCAAAGTCGTCTTCGGCTCGGAGACTTCGTGACCTTCGCCTACAGCCGACTTACGAACAAACTCCATAGCTTCATGAACAAAACAAGGAAAATCATGATCATCATCTGATAAAAACATAATACCAGTAGTAGTACTAAATTTACCAACACAATACAAAGCAAAATCACCAGGATACTTACCAACAGTGGTACGATAATCACTAACTAATTCACTAAAAGCACGAACAGCATCAATAGGCTGTTCAACAACAAAAGGAGTATTATAAACCATAGCTTTTTTATCATAAACAGAATAAATATAACGCATAATAAATACCTCACATTTCAATAGGCCGAGGCAACTGCTTCAGCTTTAATTTTTTTACTTTCTCTTTTACATTAAGTCTCGTATAGTCAAGGACTTGAGACTGTTTTAAAGCTTCAATTTTACGTTTTGAACGTATTTTCTCAAAGCTTACAGGGTCTATACTATCATAAATCTTGTCATAGTAACGGGGCGGACGACATACTAAATTACCTCTAATAACACATTTATCATTAGGAAATATATCATTTTTGTATTTTAAAAACCATTCGCGCCCGATACCAGGACGGCGACTCATAGTCGTGTATTCGGGCTTTCGCCCTTGGTAGTGGCTTTCGGCCACGCTTCCAGTGACCTTTTTAAGGCAATACCTAGCCACATAAGCAGCAGACTCAAAAGAAACGTCACCAATAGTGCTAAAGCCATAAGGCCAGAGACGCTCAAGAGAACTACTGCGATAGAGCTTAACATTATCTCTCACACTCCATAATTCCTTATCAGGGAAATCAAAATTAAACAATATAGCGTGATGATGAGGACGCTGGTTAAGCGTCCCATATTCACCACAATGAAAAAATCTTATACCTTCGCCGAATTTTTTGCGAAGACGTTTCATAAACTTTTGGAAATCCTCTAAATGCAAACTACCGTCACGAGCTATATGCTCATCGTCAAATGTAAGAGTGATAAAACAATTTTTATAATAAAGAGAAGCTTCATGTACACATCTCATTGCCCATTGACGAGACCTCTCTAACCGACAACCAACGCACTGACCACAAGGAACCTTAATAGGTTCACAATCTCTCCAGTTTTCTGGCGGACTAAACAATATAGCAGCTTTTCCAGTCTCAGGATTAATTGCATTAGGGTTACGCCATGCCATCAGCGGACGATAACAAGTCATTTAGATTCTAAAGCCTCCACGCATAGGCCTAGCACGAAGATTACGCTTACGAGTGCGAGAAGCTGTTTTACTGAATAACCTACGAGAACCACGGCGTGTAAGACGTCTGCGTCTTGCCACAATAAATCACCTCTTTACTAAAATTTACCATTAAGGCCTAAAAGATAACTAGCAGCTGCAGCTATAGCTGTAACTAGAGCAGTAAACCATTTATTCAAGTTATCACCTCCTTAACCAGTATATTTCTTAAACGGATTAAACCGTCCAATAGCTTCGCCAATATCATTCCAAGAATCAGCACCAGGATATTCATTTTTATTGGTATACCAACCAGTGCCAGCTTTATCACGAAGATTACGATACTTCCAATTTTCACCTTGTAAACCTTGAAGAATACCAAGATTATAAACACCTGTAGCATTACTTGATGCGTTCATAAGCGCTGCTTGCGCTTGTGCGCCATAATTAGCAACCTGTGCAGCCGTAAGCGCTCTAGCATTAGCAATAGAATTTTCGTTGAGCCGATCAAGCCAAGAAGTCATTTTAAACGTATAATCACGGTCTGCAGAAAGCTTAAAAGCCTGTGCAGCACTTGCTAAACCGTCATTTTTGGCTTTAATCTCAAGCTCTTTATTTAGATCTGACTGAGTAGCCATGACCTTGAATTGTTCATTTTGCATTTTACGCTGAAGCCGATATCCTTCGGCAGCATTAGCAGATTCAGGCATAGAACCAGCTATGTTACCAAACTGAGAAGTAGAACCAGCAGGAGTAGAAGCACCAGAACCGCCCATAGCGGACAATATTGGATTAAGACCAGCTGCACGCAAGTCTTTAACTTCACGCTGATGAGCAGTGTTTGACATGTACTCTTGCCATTCACGATTCTCACGAGCCATAGAAGCAGCAGCAGAATTAGCGGACGATTGGCCCCATAGGGAGCCAACGGCACCGATCGCAGAAGATATCCAACTCATTTAATCACCTTATCAGCAAGCCACAAACAAAAAATAGTGCTTAAACCAGCAACTAATGAACAAGAAGCAACTAAAATAACACCATAAACAATATTATTAAAATTAATATCCATAATAACCTCCTAGAAATGGTCTACTAAACCAGGCACACTGTACACAGGCATTGGACGAACACAATTAAGACTGAAATAAGTATCAAGCAAGAACTGTGGTTCATCTTGTACAGCAATTACACGAGACACAGGCGGATTATCTTCGATAAACTGCGCAGACAGAGTAGGCAGGCTATCGAATTTTTGAGATAAGTGCCACATGTCAAGGGGCTGGGCATAAGTAGAACGGAACTTACCAGTGATCAAAGACGGATAGTAACGATACTCTGCATACCGTTCTTGATAACCGAATACTTCATCATCTGCAGCAGTGCCTTGAGCATAGATTTCTTTATTAAGGACAGCTTGTTCACCGAGATGGGCAAGGGCTGGCCAATAGAAATCAAAGCGAGTTTGACGAGACCAAAGACGCTGTAACCCTTGTTGATAAGTCAAATCTGCACGGACATTAACAAGGCCGATAATATAGCCATGTTCAACGAAAGACTTCGTAAAACCATGAATCTTACTGGACGTAAGACCGAAGGCAGCAAGGTTACCTTGCGGAGTAGTATCGGTAGTAGCAGAAGTTTGCTGTACAGGATTAATATTAATAGGTGAGGAGCTGCCACCGAGATATTCGGGACGTTGGAGACGAGCGTCAGGGGAGACAACACCGAAGTGAGCTCGTAATATCTCGGTATAACGAGTACCGCCACGAGCGTCACGCTCATAAAGGCGTTGTACTTGGAAAGCCTGACGCAAACTATTAATCGTATATGCTGTAGCTGTAGTTAAATCAGCATAAATATCAGAAACATTACTGGAAGTAGCAGTAACATTATTAGAAATAGCAGTTTTACCGGCATTATTAGCATTAGTTACCAAACCGTATCGAGATTCAT